GATGAACCGGCCCGAGGTTGCTGACCTTGAGGGCACGGTTCGGGCGTTGGAAGACGAAGTTGCTTTGTGGCGCAAGATTGCAGGTCGGCTGGCAGAGGACGGGTATTTCCATAGCTCTGCTGGTATCGAAGCGAAGAACCTGTATGACGTTGCTACTGGTTGGAGTCTGTGATGGCTGATGACATTGTGACTTCTATTCATCTTGTCGGCTGCAAATGCGAACTATGTCATGCCCGTGCCGAGATTGAACGGCTACGGGAAGAAGTGAGACATTGGCATGAACGGGCGTACCTACATGCCCCTCACGTTGTCAAGCAGGCGTGGACAGCGGAGGTCGGCAATGACTGATGACATTTTGACCCGGTTGCGGGGGGAATCCTTGGTGCAAACAAAACCATGCATTCGTGGGGGTTGTTGCGAAATCTGTGAGTCAATTCTTGATTCGTCTAAAGAAGCCGCCGCCGAGATTGAACGGCTCCGTAAAGAACTCGCCGACACCCGTAGCGACCTACGTCGAGTTGAGATGCAACAGATTCGGGCGGCCCGACGGTGGCGATAGGTAGCGGGGCAGAAATCGGGGTCGTGTTCGGTCAATGGAAAGACCTAACCGAACAACAGCGTGACTGGTGGTGTTCCACCCTCCGCGAACGCTGGGGAGAAAACCTACTGAAAGGGTACGCAACCGTTGCATACCCCCGTCGATGGCCGAACGGAGAGAAACCAAATGAGTGAACGCGGATACCAACCATCCCACGACATACCCGCACCCAACTTCAAGAAAGACCTGGCATACGGCGAGGAAGGCGAACAAATCGTCCAACAGTTCCTTGTCGCATTAGAACAAGGCAGCTTTGAAGTGAAACGGGACCGCTACCGGAACGGTCGAATGGTGGTGGAAACCAACCAAAACCCTCGGAACGAAGGCTGGAAAAAGTCCGGCATCAACGTGACCGAGGCCGCATGGTGGGTGTACATCTTCTCCGATGATGCTTTCGTCGTGGTCGGTGTCAACAGATTGAAGAACTTTCTTAGACGAAACGGCTACAACGAGGAAGCGAAACGCCTGTTCGCAGGCACCAGCGACAACCCAGCCAAAGGATTCCTGCTGATGCCAGAACACGTCCAAGACCTGCTCATCAACGACCTTTACGACTAGACTCTCACTATCCCCCAAACCCCATCAGGGGCGTAGCCATGCCCAAAGGAGGTGCAGCCACGAACAACACATCTTGATGCCCACCAACGAAAGGAGAACATCATGCGCAAACCCGCGCTCTTGGCATCCACCGTCCTTATCAGCCTTGCTACAGCCACACCAGCTGAAGCCCAACCGAACATCCCGGAGCCGTGCCGGAAATACGTCAACACGGCACTCGAAGTAGGTTTCCGAAGGGGAGAACTGCCCGAACTGTTCAGGCTCGCCATGCGCGAATCAAGGTGCATCCCCCACAACAAGGGGTTGAACAAACGGGCAGATGGCACCGTCTGGTCAATGGACTGGGGTCTGCTCCAAGTCAACGACGTGTCTTGGCTCACCTACCTACGTGAGAAAGGCATCATCAAGCAGAAGGAAGACTTGCTAAATGCTCGCATCAACCTGCGGGCCGCGTTAGCATTAGTGAAATACTCAACAGGAAAGGGGTACTCGAAGTGGCATCAATGGCGGACCGGAAATCCGAATGGTTCTGCCGGAGCTGCGGTCAGCGGGTCATCCTCTACGTCCGCCCGAGTGAACCACCAAAGCATCTCTGTCAAAAGAGACTCAACCGAGACCTTCCGTTAGAACTGAAGGGGAAAGAAGAACAATGAACAACATCACCATCATCGGCAACGTCGGCAAGCAACCCGAGTTGCGTTACACCGGCACACAAATGGCTGTCACCGAGTTCACCGTCGCCACCACCCGTGGCAAGGATGACAAGAAGCAGACAACCTGGCACAACGTCACCTGCTTCGGCAAGCTCGCCGAGAACGTTGCTGGGTCTCTCGCTAAAGGCAACCGTGTCATCGTCGTCGGACGTATCGACATCACCACCTCGGAGAAGGACGGTCAGAAGCGCACCTACACGAAGATTGTCGCCGAGAATGTCGGCATGGACATGACCTACGACATCGTGCTGATTGACAAGTCGGCTGACGTGGTGAAGCAGGTCGCCCAAACCTTCGGCGGAACCATCCTTGATGACGAGGACGCTTTCTGACATGACCGTTTTGAAAGGGGCACAGATTTTGGGTGAGGCGTACCAGCTGATTACCGGCCCTCGGCAACAGCAGTACGCCCACCCTGCTGAGGACTACGGGAAGGTTGTTGAAATCTTCCGGGGTCTCACCGGCATCGAACTCACCGTGCATGAAGCCTTGTGTTTCATGGTGTCTGTGAAAATGGCTCGGCTCCGCACCGCTGTCGAGCGCGGCGGGTGGCATCATGATTCGCTGGTGGACGCAATCGGATACATGGGTTGCATCAACATGGTGAAGGAGCATGATGAGATTCGGTAGCCTTTTCGCCGGGGTCGGCGGATTCGACTTAGGTTTGGAAGCAGCCGGATGGGAATGCGCATGGCAAGTCGAATGGGACAAACATTGCCAGCAGACACTCGCCCATCATTGGCCGGACGTACCGAAATGGTGGGACGTATCAGATGTTTCCGGCACCGAACTGCCCCCTGTAGATGTCATCACATTCGGCTCCCCCTGCCAAGACCTGTCGGTAGCAGGCAAAAGGGCAGGGTTAGACGGTGGTCGAAGCAACCTGTTTTTTGAAGCAACACGAATCATCAAGGAGATGAGAGATGCAACCGGAGGAACTTTTCCCCGATATGCAATATGGGAGAACGTCCCCGGAGCGTTCTCTAGCCGAAACGGTGACGATTTTGAGGCAGTCCTCAAAGAAATGGCAAACCTGGGGGCTTGTCACCTTGAATGGAGTGTGCTTGACGCACAGTTCTTCGGAGTCCCCCAAAGGCGTAGACGAGTGTTCGTCGTCGCTTGCTTCGATACTGCAATCCTCGCAGGAGGTGGACAACAAATATTTGCTGTCGGCGAAAGCCGCCGAAGGGATTCTGCGAAGGGCAAACCGTCGCGGGAAAACCCTGCCGGAGAAACTTCAGGCCGCGTTGGAGCGGGTGGCGACACCTTCCGAATGAGAGCGTTCGGTGACTACGCTGATGACGATTGTGCATCAGCTTTGAAACAACGCGACTATAAAGACGCAACCGATTTAGTTGTAGAAAACCAATGGGCAGCTGGGGCCGACGAGGACGATGTGTTGCGCACTTCGGTGTGTAGCAAATGGTCAAAAGGCACAGGCGGGCCATCAGGTTCTGAGTTCTATAACCTGGTAGTGGACCCGATTGTTTTCAGCCATACACAAGGACTGGACGCGCAACCGAGCGTGATTGCCAGCCCTACTTTGAGGTCTAACGGTGCAGGAATGGCGGTAGCGCATGATGTGGTATACGAAACGTCGCCGCGCGCAAACTAATGAAGATGTTGAAACGTGGATTGATGGAGGGGTCGTGCCGACATTGAACGGGTTTGATAACACCGGGGACAGCCGAGCAACCGTCCTCATCCTTGATGGGACTCGGGTGAACGACGTCCGGGTTTACGACGATGAGATAACCCCATGTTTGAAGAACCGTATGGGCACAGGGGGAAACAACGTCCCGTTCGTGGCAGAAGGAGAACAACAAATGCAAGTACGCAGACTCACACCGGTTGAATGCGAACGGCTCATGGGGTGGCCCGACAACCACACCCTGAACCGAGCCGACGGCAAAACCAATAGCGACACAACCCGCTACAAGATGTGCGGGAACGGGGTCGCCAGCCCTGTAGCCCAATGGATAGCAGAACAAATCAACCGCATCGAGAACAATGCAAAACCTTTGTGACCATTGCGGCACCGTTGAACGGGCACTCACGAAATGGACCCGTGAACAAACCGACGGATGCCCATGCATGTGCCACGAAGCAAGAAGATTCCGGATAGAAAAGAAAACACGAAAGGGGAAGAAATGAGAAACCGAGACTGGCGGAAAGAAGCAGCTTGCCGGAACGCCGAAATCCACGTCTTCTATCAGGGGCGTGGCAACAAACCGAAAGCATACGATGTCGCCCGCTCCTACTGCGACCGATGCCCCGTCCTGGCAGACTGTTTCGAGTTCATTATGGAAGTTGAATCCAACCCGGAGAACGGTCGGCATGGGATGTTCGCAGGCATGACCCCCATGCAACGTCAGGAATATCAGGAAGCACGGGATAGATATGTTCCAACACCATAAATGGATGGACCGTGCCGCGTGTCAAGGCGCACCAACCGAAGTGTTTTTCCCCGAACGAAACGGCGGAAACCCCGAAGACGATTGGGCTGAAGCACGAAAATATTGCGCCGAATGCGAAGTCCGAAAACCTTGCCTAGATTTGGTGGCATCGTTTGAGACACCGGATGTTCGACGCAACGGAATGTGGGCGGGCATGACACCCGCTGAACGTGACAGGTTCTTTGACAAAAACAAATAGACGAGCGTTACTCTCCGGCCCCCGCCGCGTGGAATCTTTCAAAGGTTTTGCGCACGGGGGCGCTCCTTTACTCGGGGATAGGCCGGTACATAAAGCGGCCCCGCTCGACCACCGGGAAGGGGAACCGATGGGAGCGGGGCACTTGCGGGACACTCTACAACCTGGCGGGCTACTTGCGCAAGCGGACCCCCACCGTTATCGAATCTGCACCGAGCGCGAACCCACGACATGCAGCTAGGGCCGCGCGACGTGTCCCCAGCTTGTACGCGCTTTTCAGCGGTCCCCACTTCGCACCGTGCCACACTTCGGGACCCTGCCAATAGAGAGGGACGTTCCCGATACGTCGAAAGATGACGAAAGCGTACCGGCGCGGGCGGGCACGGGGCAAAAGAAGAAGGCGACCCCGTAGGGTCGCCCACTCCAGCGTGTTTAGGTTAGAACGGTGCATTAGAAATCTCCCACTCATGTGACCAGGCGACATGTGCTACCCGCTGGGTATCCTCACGCGACGAAATCACCAGCGGGGAAAACACGCCTACCGCGACACGGATAGTGTCCCCGCCACGGGTGAACATGACCCCCCGCGCCCATTTCTCGGCGAAATCCCGCAACGTGTCGGGAATCTGCCCGCGACGAATACCGCGCATATCGACACTCACCACCGTTTCCAAATAATCCCCACCGCAATCAGCGGACACCGTATAAAGCTGCATCAGCTAGCCCTTCTTTCTTTCCGATAACCCGCCGGAATGCGGGTAGCGCCTTCGCTCGGAATTGAACCGAGACCCACCAGGGGGAACCATCCGAAGGCTACGCCGGTTCTATCGGCGCTTAGGCATCAAGATTCCGACGAACCGCACCCCACCATCGACGGATGCAGACGTGATGCGGGCAGGCTTGCGCACCGTGAGAGATTCCACCACCACCGGAGCCGGAACCGTCCGATAGGTCGAATACTCGGCGACATACTCGGCGGCCGCGAAAAGGTCCGCCATATAACCACCGTCGAAACCCGCGCCGGATTCCATTTCGTCGCTATCTCCGATGATGCTCCGACACTCGGGGAAAGTAGAGAACCGCACCGGAACCGCCACCGACATGATGTCACCCGCTGACACGTTCATCGTGTCCGCGCCCACCGTTTCCAGCAACACCGGAACCGTAGACCCGCGCACTGTGCGGGCGGCCTTCCCCACCGTTGCCAGCGCCTTAAGAAACGCATCAGCATCGACGTTGACGGGTTCTCCCGCGAACATGACACTGGGGAACGTGACACGGTGCAGACGGTAGGAATCGGTGACGCTAAACGCCGTTTCGCCCGCGCCTTCGCCAGCGATATGGGCGATATTCACCACCCGCAACGCTTCGCGGTCCGCCTTGCTCGGCGCTTTCAGCGCCTTGCCGAGCATTTCTGCCATCTTTCCATTCTCTAGTTCTATTCTCATTTGATACCCCTTCGGTATGTTTTGCCCGCCTTATTGCGGGAGCGGATGCGCACGGAATCGAACCGAACCGAACCCCACCAGGGGACACCCTGTCGAATCACCTCGGGCGACGTGACGCGACGAAAAACCCGCCGAGCATGAGACCCACCCCAGCGGGCAGACCCCAGCCGGAACCCTCCCCCGACGCGAACACCGGAAAAGCTGCCACCATCAACACCACCCCAAAAGCGGCCCGATAACGCCCACCGATTCTCTCACGCTCCGCCCATTGCTCGGGCGTGTACATGCGCGACGGAATCTCCCGACGGTGCCCGCGCATCACTCGCCTACCTTCCCGACGTAGACGGCTACCGCACCATCCGGCGTGGTCGACACCCGCCAATGTCCACCCCAGCCCGCCCGACGAACGTACTCGGCGACCGCTTGCG